TGGCATGGTGTGTTCGTCAAAAAAAACTGTTTCCCTTGTTTCATGCGGGTTTGCGGGTTTTTGCGTGTTGGGGGGTTTGCGAACGCGTGTTTGTGCATTGTGTTGGGTGCGGTTTGTATTTCGTCGTTTTTTGCGTGCCTTGTATTCCGCGCCGCGTCTCGAATTGCAAGGTTTGCACGCGGGCACCATGTCGGTGTCGTCCCCGGCTATGTCGTAGGGGATCACGTGGTCTGCCTCAGTTGCGGGCCGGCGTTTGCACCAATGGCATAACGGTTTGTCGCGTAGTAGTTCGGCGCGGCGTTTGCGGTAGGCGGCGTTGGCGGTGCGTTTAGGCATGGGCGGCCATTGCGGGGGCACCACCCCCGCACCCCCGGCTAGCGCGGCTCGTGCCTCGCCTTGCTCTCGTTGCGGCGCGTCGAGCGTGTGCACGTGTCCGTGTCGGTGCGTGCGTTTTCATTTGCGTGTTCGTTTCAGTGTAGGCGCGGGTTGCATTGACGTGTAGACAGACGGCCCCCGGGCACCACCCGTCCGTTGTTCGTGCACGGATCACACACACGTTATGCCCATGTCTGTGCATAACGATTGCCCGGCCTGTCTGACGGGCGAACTATGGCGGATTAGGCCACGGGGATTTGCACCCACACCGCCTAGACGCGTGGCGGACGCAACCGTGAAACGGTTCTACCTCAATTGTCGTTTAGTGGGCGTGCCACTCCCATTTCGAATTGTCGCCACCGTAATGCGCCGTCATTGCCACTGAATACCATTCACGATCAATCGGATCGTATTCGTACTCACGCGCCCACGCGTAGAACACCGCACCCGGTTTTTCGGCGGCGTACTTTTGCAACCACAATTTCATAAACGTGACGGCGGCGGCCCTCGACGTAACGACGTGTCTTTGCAACACGTCTTGTTCCACGCCGTACTCAATGTCCCCGCAATCGTTCACCGTTGGCAATTCCTCAGTAAGCACAATTCGGATTTCTTTTTGTTTCAACGTCGCATTTTTCATAAACCCATTTTACCACACGCGTCAAATCGTGATTTCAAAACGGTTCTTCAATTTCGCGCAATTCGTTCTGTTTGTCTGCGACACGGCGCAACAATTCTTCGATCAACGTGGACGCTTGCGCCTTCGTCAATTTCGCCACCGTCGCACCGTCCCCCAACGTTTCGGTGCACAATACGGCCAATTCGTTGTCGTTCGCAAGTCCGGCCTTCGTTGCCTGTATTTTCAACATTTTGATTTGCGGCGCGGTGGCCGGCGCGTCCGGGTTCGACATGCGGCGTTTGTCCGCCGGTTCGGTGCGCGCCTGTTCCCTGAATTCTTGCCGCGGCGATTTCGGTTTGTCGTCCGTCTGTTTGCGGTGTTTGATTTCGTCCGCGCTCGCTATGGCCTTCTCGATGCCGTACCCCATGTAGCCCAATGCGCGGCCCAACGCGGACGTAAACCCGACCATGCGTTCCGCGTTCCGTGTGTACGGTGTGCGGCCCGGCACTTGTTCCGCCGCGCTCGCAATGACGGGCAACGGATCGTTTTCGTCCCGCCACACCGTCACCGTGCACACCAAAAACGATTGATCGCCCACGGTTTCGAGCGTGCACGCCGTCTCCTGCACCCGCAATTTCGGGTAGTCGCGGAACGCCATTTGCAACCGTGTGGCCACGTCCACGTAGCCCGCCAAATCGTACGCCATTATGCCACCCGTCGCTTTCGTTGTTCGTACTCTTGGCGTAGCGTACGCATGGGTTGTAACGCGGTTGGCGGCACCATGAAACACGGCGCGGTTTCGTGCTCGACGTAGTATTCCGCCACGTTGCATTGTTTCAACGGCAACCACCCTTGCAACAACGCCACGCACGTGTCGTAGTCCGGGACGGCCAACGCGTACGGGGCGGACTTGTCGGACGTGCGCGTGATCAACGGTTTGCGTTTCGTGGTCGCGGTGCGTACCTGCACCCCGTCCACGTCGCGATCCTCCGCCGTCTCCAAACGCCAATCGTACGGTGCACGCAAATATGCGGCCACCGCCAATTCGCCCATGAAACCGCGCCGCCAACGTTCCCGGCAATATTCCCAAAACCGTGGCGCGTCCACGTCCAACAAACCGCGTCTAGCAAACCGGCGTAGTTTGTCGGGGCGTTGCCTCATGTGGCGTTCCCACGTGTCGGTGTGTTCGTCCACCAACGCCATGCGCGCATTGTCGAAATGCACCCACACGCCGGTTTGATCGTCAATAACCAACACGGCAGACTGCCTCCATGCGTGCAAGTTCTGCCTTCAATTCCTCGACGCGGTTCTCCAACACGCGCAACCGCAACAACGCCGCGAACAACAAATGGGCGGTGTAAATGTCGTCCGCGCGTTCCTGCATTTCGGACAGTTCGCGGAACACCAACACGCCGTCCCCGTGTGCACTGTTCAGTAGCCGGCTACTCACCGTGTCCCCAACCAACCCAACGCCGCCATAAGGCCGAACAATATGCACGTCACGAAAATGTCGGTTGCCGTCATGGCCGCCACGTACTCCAATTGCCCCAACCGCCCGCCGAACCCTCGACACCGGACCAAATCAAAAACCCGATTGCCAAATTAGTGTCCGGGTGGTGCAGATCGTCGCACGTCACGTTCAACCCGTGCGCCGCCGCCCAACCGTCCGGCCAATAAGACGATTTGGCCACCCATGTCGGGCAGTGGATTTGCAACAACCCTCGACTGTTGCCGCCGTCCCCAACCGCCGCCGGGTTGCATGTGCTCTCGCGGCGCATAATCACGGCAAGGGTGGCCAATTCGGTTTGCGGCCACCCGAACCGCCGCCCGTATTCCGCCCATTCCGCGCACGTTCTGGCGGGGGGTGCCGCCGTGGTAGGGGTGGCGGGTTTCGGCGCGGCTACGGGGCTTATAGCGGCCTGTGGCGGGGCTATGCGGGCGGTTGGTAAACCCTCGACGGTGTACCCGTGCGTGGGGGTGGCCATGCGCCCGGTGTCGGGTAGCGGGGCAACCCATAGGGACGCGGCGAACGCGGCACCTATGGCGGCCAATTTGATTGCGTACGGAATCATGCGGGTTTTCCCTCGTTGTCGGTGGTGGACATGTGGGTGAGACGTACCGGCACGCCCCATGTTTCCCAATTATGGGCGCGGAACGCCAATTGCGCCAACGTTATTTTGCCGTCCGGTTTGCGGAACACTTGCACCAACACGTGTTGGCCGGTGTCCAACGTCCCCGTTAGCACCTCATAGAACACCAAATTAGGTTGTTCGGGTTTGTCCGTTTGTTCGGGCACGTCGCTTGCCGCCTTTCGTTGTCGTTTCCACCGTAGCGGGGGCGTGTTCGGGGGTGGTGGATACGGGAAACGCCTTGGCGAACGCGTCTTTTACGCGTTGCGGGTTGTTGGCCATGCCCAACGTTATTTCAATATGGAACCAATCGCCGCCCGGTGCGCCGTGGATCGTGGGCCGCGTGTAACGGATCCACGCCTCCGCCGCGTGCGCCTTAGGGATTGACGTTCCGGCCCTGTCCACACGCCACCCGCGCCCGTGTTCGGGGAAATAGTCGAGCACCAATTGAACGCCCAACAATTCCCAATTGTCCAAAACGGTGTTCAACCACGTGAGTGCCTTTATGCGCCCGTTCGGTACACCCAACCGGCGGGGTTCGATACGCCGCCACGACAGATCCATGGCCACGCCGCGAGCGTGGTTTGAGATAATGCCGCGTGTGGTGTCGGATCCGGTGCCGCGCATGTCGCGGAACGCGTACGTTCCGTTGTTCCACAATGCGCCGTTAGACGTTGCGGCGGCCTGCCGCGCCCACTCCTCAGTGCCGCCCAACGGGCCGGTAACCACCGTGTAGCCCGGCACCTTGTAGGCGGGCATTACTTGTTGTCGTCGTCTTTTTTTGCGACGAATAGGCACGCCGTTTTTTTGTTGCCAATCAACGTCGAGACGTACGCCAACACGCCCGACACCACCGGAATGGCCAACGCCACCAACTGCATGTCCCAACCGCGTTTCCACGCCACGTAGGTAACCAACGCAATAATCGCGCCTTTTAGCGTTTGATCTGCCGTTTGTAGTTTTGCGTTACTATCCACAAATTTTACGAATTTTGAGAATGATCCGGTTGCGACTGTTGCGCCTCAATTTCCGCAATTTCTTCCGGCGTTGCGGGTCGCACCAAATCGTCAATTTGTACGTAATAAATCATTAGTTACTCCAACCATAAACGCGAATAGTGCCACCGGTCAGAGTACCGGTTGAGGTTGTAAGCGTAAACGCGGTGTATTGCGTGGTGTCTGCCAAATAACCGTTAGTCCATTCGACCTCGCCCGTTGTTGCGGCTTGTTGTTTGGTTGCGTTGTACGTTGTGTTTTTCGCAAGATTAGGCCCGAACAAATAAAATTGTGCCGATATCGTGTTTGCAGTTGCGCCACCCGCACCCGTCCAAAATGTGCCGTTTTGTCCGTTGTTGCCGGTGACGGTGGCGGAGTTGTAATTCATGTAAATCGAATTGACGTAGTAGCCCGTTGCGGTTGCGCCAAGAGTCAATCGCAAATTGAGGGTGGTGGAACCAACTCCACCGGATACGTTCACCAAATAATTGTCGTATGTGCTACTGAAAACGTTACTAACGGTCACGCTTGAAACGGTGGTGCCAATCGTTTGACTTGCAATTAGAGCGTATCCCGGCGTTGCGCCCCACGTCACCCAACTACTGCCGTTGTACGTTTGCAAGCCGGTGCCCTCGACGTAACACAATTGGCCTTCGGCCAACGTTTTTTCGCCAGATCCGCCGAACGCGTCATTTCGTGTAGTGGTTGTTGCGAACACGGGCACGCCGGTTCGTGCGGACTGATTTTGTTGGTCCGCCGTGAGCACTTGGGACGCGGTGAACGTGGGAACGGTTGTTTGAGCGTTAGCACCCATGGCGTAAGCCTAACCCAACGCGTTAGTGCTATCTAGCACCCCGAACACCGGATCGTCGAGCACCAACAAATACACCACGGTGGTGTCCGCCGTGTAGAACGTGAGCGTGTGCCCGCCGTCCAACGCTATTTCGCCGTCTATGCCCTCCACCGACAATTCGCTAGTGATCGTCCCGTAGTTCTCGACGTTCACCGTTATCTCGATTGTGTCGCCAATATCTACGGTGGCCACCGTGTCGCGTTGCGCCTCCGTGAGCATTGCCAAATTCACCGTTAGCGCGGTTAGACGCGGTTCGGGATCCGGTGCCAATAGGTAGGCCGCCGCGTCGTCTATCTGGCCTTGCACGTGCAACAACGATCCGCCAACCTCGCGGGATTGCGTGAAATAGGTGGCGATACTGCCCGCGTCCGTGTCGGTGGCCGTGTTGCCGTTCAACGCCTCCACCACGGCCCGGTTCACTACTTGGCGTGCGTCGAATTGGATTTGCACCGTCCGATATTTCATGTCGGTGCCCTGATCACTGAACACCGCCGTAGGGCCGCTAAGGGTGGTGCCGATACGGTTTTGGAACGTGAGCGTGCCGGACGCGTCCACGAACAACCGCCCGAATTCGGCGGTGTCGTTGATCTGTTGCAGATACGCCAACACGTTCGTGCCGGCGGCCACGTCATACGCGGCGGCGTGCCCCAAATCCACGGTGCCCGCCGCAATTGACGTGGCATACGGGTAGGCCACCTCCGGCAACGCCAACACCGTGGTTATACGTTGCCCTGACGTTTCCGCCGTGGGGTTGAACGCGGCAAACACGGCGTTGGCCAACAACCAAAAATTGTCCACGCACCGCACGGACACCAAATTCTGTCGGTCTAGGTTGTATTCGTAATCGTAACTTTCCACCACCCCGTCAAACAATTGCGTGGCCTCGCGGTACAAACGGACGCGCCGCATAGGTGCCAAACCGGGTTGGTTGTTGCCCGGATCGTAGAACGGGCTAGTTTCGTCGTACGGGTTCAATATGCCGCCCGCCAACGTGTCGTTCAACACGAACGTCATGGTGCCCGCCCCGAACTGATCGAACGGCGTTTGCCTGCCCCTCGAATACGTCACCCCCGTGACGTAATCCGTGATATCGGCGTACTGTGTCGGGCCGGGTGCCAACACGTACGTGGCGTTGTCCAACACGCCTTTTAGCGCGTCGTCCAACACGAACGCGTACGTATCGAACCCGGTGTCCAATTCCACCGTGTAGTCGCCGGCGGACGCGACAACGCCCGGCATTTACGCCACCCGGATATCAATCACGCCGTTGCGCCTGTTGTATTGGCGTAGCGCGTTTACGATCTTGTCGGGTAGTGACGCGTCCGCAATTGTCGAATACACGTTTATGGTTACCCCGCCCATGGGGTTGGCGCGGTTCAACGGGATCACGGCCTCCGGGCCGCGTTCACCGATCAACGCCAACGTGGGGCCGGTGACGATACCGCCCTCCGCCAATTCGGGGATACGTGGCGCACTGAACGAACGGCCACCCAACCCCGGCACCCAATCGGGAAACGTGAACGACAATTGCCCAACCGTCGAATTCCACAAACGTGCAATCCCGTTGAACACCGCACGGTAGAACGACAACACGCCGTTTAGGTAACCCTTTATCAAATCCAAACTAAATTCAACGCCCTTTTGCACCGCCTCAAACAACGTCTGCAAAAAATTTCTAAATTCTTCGGATCGTTGGTACGCGACAACGAACGCGGCGGCCAACGCCGCCAACGCAATCACCACCAACCCAATCGGGTTTGCACTCATTACGAAATTCAACGCCAATTGCGCCGCCTTCACCACCACTAGCGTGGCTTGATACACCTTCATGGCGGCGTTCACCGCCAACACTGCGACACCCAACCCGCCGACAACGCCGGCCAATACAAGAAACACCTCCGTGTTTTGGGTGGCCCAATTCGCCAACGGTTGCAGTATCCCCAACAACTTTTCGAGCACCGGCAACAACGCCGCCCCTATGCTCTCCTTCGTTTCGTCTAATTGAATTTTCATTATCTGCATTTTCCCGGCGAACGTGTCCGCCTTGGCCGCCGCCGCCCCGCCAAACGTTTCGGCCAGATCCGCCGAAAAATCGCCCGCAAGTTTGCTTGCCTCCGCCAATTCGAATTCCGCGTCCGCCAACTTGCGTTTCGCCTCCTCCATTTTGGCAACGTCAGATTTGGACAGTTCCAATTTGGCGGCGTGTTGCCCCTCCAAATCAATCACCTTTTCCAACGCCTTTTCGCGGGCCTTTTCGGCGGCCTCCAACGCCTGCAACGATTTGGTGTTCTCACCCAACGGGATACCCAAACGTTGCAACGCCGTGTATTGGCCCTGTTCGGCCTTGGACAACGCAATGGTGACGCTTTCCAAATCCTTACCGGTGGCCGCCGATATGTCGAGCGCAACCGACATGAGTTTTTGCGAACGTTCCAAATCGTTCGTGCCGCGCGCAAGGTTCGCGAACGCCGGGCGTAATTGATCGTCCGCCACGCCGGTGGCCAACGACATGGCCGTGATCGCGTCCTCCGTGGCCGCAATGTCCTGTTCGGTTGCCCCGGTGGTGTTCACCAACGCCTGCGCCAACAATTCTTGCGCCTGTGCGTCGTCCATGGCCGCTTTCGTGGCGGACACCAACGCCGCCCCGACACCGGCCACCGCGATACCGGCGGGAATGGCCGCCTTTTTCAACGCAAATTGAGCCTTGGCCCCCACGCCCTCCAATTGCTTGAATTCCTGAATGGCGGCCTTTACGCCCTTGCTATCGAATTCCGAAACGATAGGTAGGGAAACGGCCATGGTTACAACGCTAGACGATTAGCGGCCCGGTGTTTTCAATTCGTTCTGAACCTCGCGCATGACCCGTTCGACAAGTTTTTCCATTTCCACGTCCAATTCGTTTTTGTTGCGTTCGTAACTAGGCCAAACGGTTCGGGACGCGGTGCCGTACCGGGACTGCAACATGGCCAACAATTGCGGGCCGCCCACGGTGCCAACCATGCGCCCGTGCGATCCCATGCGCGACGGGTTGCCCACGGTGCCGGCGGACTTGCGGCCCGCCATGTCGAACACCGTGTTGGCAAACCCGCGCCACACCATGCGGAACGTGCCCACGTTCTCCATGGTGCCCCGGAATTCTTTTACGCGGCGCGTGGATATCTTGGCCTGCAACGATTTTTGCGCCTTTATGCCGTTCCACCCTGAACGCGGCAACACCTCAGTGCCGGACGCGTAACGCCACCCGCTACGTTCCATGCCCGACACCGGCGCAATGGTTGGGATTATCTTTTGCGCGTGATCAATGAGTGGTTGCACGATTTGTTTGTATTCTTTGGTGATTTCGCGGCGCAACGCGGGCGCGGTTTTGTTGAGCGTTTTCAACGCGTCTTTCAGGCCGACAACGCCCACGTCGAGATCAACGGGCACGGGTGGCGCGTTCCATGTCGCGGTTTTGTTTGTGTATCACGTCCACCACGGTAGCCATGTCGTATTCGTCGAATTCGACGTTGGGCGGCCACCACCCGGTTGCCACCAATATTTCGGCTAGCCGGCGGCGGTAGCCGCCTCCGTAGGGTTTGCCGGCCCCGTGTCCACGGGTGTGGGCGGGCCGTCCAATTTCAATTCGTAGTCCGCCAACGACAAATTGGCGTGCGGCCCCTTGGCGCGTTGTATCGCGTACCACGTCAATATCACCATGTCGGTGGCGCGTAGATCCGTGGATAGTTGTTGCATGGAACGTTTGGTGTGGCGTTCCCAATTCAACACGTCAATGAAACGCGTTTCTACGTCGAACGTTTGGCCGTCGAGCGTCACCGCCCATTTGATAATCACGCCGCTAGCCGTCCGTTACCGGGCTATGACGTTGCGGCGGCGTAGGTGCCGCCGGTAAACGTGAGTTGCACCTCACCCAATTCACCCAAATTGGCGGCCAACACGTCCATGGCCTCCAAATAGGTGTTCGTCAAACTGAATTTCGGGTTGGTTGCGGAAACAATGGTGCCGTCCACCGGAGTGCACTCCACGTAGCACTGTGTCCCGACAAGTGGCGCAAGCGTGGCGTACACCTC